TGCAGGTATTTTTGCTCTTTGGAACGCTGCAGGTCTAACGAGCTTGGGGTGGATAGCTGTTAGTGTTGCTATTAATGTTACTCTTTATCTTTTAACAGATAGATCACAGCCATCATTAAGGGGTGCAAGAAGAACCGCTGATATTGCAGGATTAAGAAGATTTGCGCCTCAGTTCGGTTTTAATAGTGTTCAAGATCTTGCAGTCTTAGGGGATGTTATTCCTCTTGTTTTTGCTGATCTTAACGAACAGGATGGGTTTGGAGGAGTAAGAGTTAATTCTCAGCTTTTATGGTCACAAATAGTTAGTTTAGGGCGTTATCAACAACTAAAAATATTAGCGATGTTTTCGTTAGGAGAACTAGCTGCAAAGCCATCAAAAGAAGGTTATGCAATCGGTGATTTATTATTAGCAAACTACAATGAAGAAAAAGTATTATTGAAGGAAAATAATATTCCTTTTATTACTAAAGGTAGTGCCACTAGTAAAGAAAAATTTAAAATTGATGGTAAAGAATGGTTTTCAGGAACAAGAAATCCTACAACACAATCCGTTTTCGGCTTAACAGCTCCAGCTCCTAATTGTACATACTTCCGATTACCTTACCAAGTACATAGATCCAAGCCAAGAGATACATGGGGAGGAAAAAGTGAAAGAGATGCAATACGACCAGCAGCCAGATTTAAGCTTGCAGAAAGAAGAAAAAACTTAGGCAAATGGCCTGCAAGAGCAGGAGTTATAGGAATAACAAAAAATGAAGAACAATATATAGCAGGAATGTATAGACCATCTAATAAAAATATTGGTGATTATATTTATCCTGAATCAGCGGCATTAACATCTGATCAGATTACGTCTATAAAAAAAGGTGAATATGATATACCTGTTGGAACGTTTGTTGACTATCAGATTTTAGGAGGTGGAAAAGTTGGTGATAGCCGAGCGTATCAAAGAGATGAAACAGGAATAGTTAATGATGATATTGGTTATCACGGCTTTGGAGTGCAGGATGTCGATGCTATCAGTAAAACGATGAGGGAGACAACTGACGATATATTTACTCAACATGAGCAATATATGATAGGCACAGCTTTAGTCAGATGTACATATGGTGATGCTGTTCCTTTCGATATTAGAGTAGGAGACAAAGGGTATCAATTTAAAGTACTTGAGACAGGAAGGATTGAATGTGTCCCAAATCATAATTTAGGAGCACATATAGGTAACCCCCGATGGATAGGTAGAAACGTAGGGAATCCAGCCACTGCAAAGAAATTTATAGTTCAGCTTGGAAAATGGGCACCATATTTCTACTATGGGCAAAGTGAACAGGATTTATATGAGCCCGCTAAAACATATACAGTTCAAAAAGCTGTTATAGGAACGGTTTCTGATAATAGAGCATGTGACATAACTGAATTAGGCATTAAGTCGAAAGTGTTTAAACAGATGAATTTTGCTAATGTTAATAGCAAACCAAAAGAAGATGTTTTAGACGTAATAGTTACTGAGACTTCGTTTGCTTTAGGAAATATTTCTAAGTTTATTAGAAGATATAGTTTCTTTAAATTACAAGTAAAAAGACTTGGAGAAAGTATATGGCAGACCGTTGCTCCTGGTGAAACAGGACACAGTGGGCTTTTTTGTGTAACAGGAAGCAGCACGGAATCTCAGTATAATTATATAAGAATTGAACATCCTTCTAAAGGACAATATGAATATAGATTTCTTCCTTGGCCTGGTGCTGATGTTATAAAAGTAGTTGATGCATCAGGTAGTATTAAAGTTAATTTATTAGATGCAAATAACGCTACTGATGATACTTCTCTTTGTGATTTTACAGACAAAAATGATGCTGGCCGAAAGGTTAAATTTGCTGGTAATGATCAATTAACTTTAAGTTATGCAGATTTAAGCAATCCAGAATGGAATCTAGGGTCTGGTGAAAAAGATGAGAATGGCGTTCCTATTGATTTTAGTTCAACTTATTCGTACGGTAGCAGGACTACACCCGTAGGATTTACTGCTGATAGTGTTACGCATGTAGGAAATATAGAGGCTAAATACGAAGAAAATTTGGCAACACAATGGACTAGATACTATGGCACAGCATTAGATGGTGTTAATAGAAGTGTTGAGGCGTTAACAGTCCCAGAATCTGGAAGTTACAGTTACACTACAAAAACTTATCCAGACACTTCATTAATAGTTAATGGAGAGAATAATACTTCTTTAATCTTGATTGCTCAAGCTTCATCAGGGATATATCACGTTAACTGTTATCTAAACCCCAATCATACACCTCCCAATGTAGAAGGATATGGAACTCAAGGCTTGCAGGGTTGGTTTAACAATATGACCATTAATGAAGTTACTCCTAGACCAGTATCTGCTCTATTTGGAGGAGGTCAGACTGTAAATGGTGTCGAGTTTCACTATACAGTCCCTGATTCAGGAGGTAAAAAGGGAAAGTTAATTCCAATTATAGATCCTAATATTCCTGGTGCTGGAGCGAATGGACATCCAGGTGGAAATACAAAATTATATTATGTTCGCAACATCGCGGCAGGTGCTGCTGTTGACCCAGTTATAAACAAGCAAGTAGTAGATTTAATAAATGTTGATCCAGCTAGTGTTGAGTCTGGTGCTCAAGCTGTTTTAACAGTTTGGAGGAATACTTCTGGACAAACCTATGCAGAATGGTATTACAACACAGAACCAAGTGGTGCTGTATCTAGTTATAAAGATTTTGAAGTTGTAAAATTACCAGCAAGGTCAGTTACTATTGACGGTAGTTCTGTTGAAGTTTTTGCAGGCCACCTAGTTGAATTGCTTCTTAGTGATGCTGCTACTGTTTGGGGTATAACTATAGGACCAGGAGCAGATGTTGTTGATAGTATGTATTTAAACCCTTATGATGCTGCTTCTGATTACTGGATTTTTAATGGTGATAAATCGAGTCATTTAGAGGGGCCAGAACATGAGATTGTTTATTGTAACGAGATAGTAAAAGACACAAGTTCTACTTATAACGATTTAGCTTATGCGGCTTTAAGTGTTGATAGTTCAAAAGAATGGACTAACTTCAGTCAGTTTTCTGCGTACATCAAAAAGGGAGTAAAAGTTCATCGTCTAATAGATGGTACTGATGGCCCAACACATTTATTTCCAGAAATTGCATATGCATTATTAACAGATAAAATGTTAGGGGCTGGAGCAGTTATCAATGCGAACTCTGTTAACAAAGTAGATATGACAATAGCTGCAAATTTTTGTAAAGCTAATGGATTTTTCTGGGATGGAGTAATTTCAAATAAAGTTAATTTAAGAGAATTTATATTTGAACAAGCAACTTATTGCCTTTTAGATTTTACAATTATTGGCGGTATTTTTAGTTTAAAACCTTCTGTCCCATACAACACAACTGATTTTACAATAAATCGTAACAAGCCCATAGAAATTAAGGCTATGTTTAACGATGGAAATATTAATGAATTAAACGTAGCTTTTCTTTCTTCTGAAGATAGACAAACTTTCAAAGCTGTTATTTTATATAGGGAAGAGGAAGAAAATGGGTTCGCAGAAACGAAATCAGTAACTGTTGAATTAGAAGACGAGAAAGATGAGGAGGGTAACATTACAGTTTCACATGCAAATGATCCTGTTCAGACCTTTGATCTGAGTGGATTTTGTTGTAGTAGAAAACATGCAATTATTTTTGGAAGATATGTACTTAGTGCTAAATTAAAGACAAGTCATATGATCACATTTAAAACTTCTCCGAATTATGTACAGGAATTAAAAGCAGGAGATTATATAAGAGTATATTCCACAATTCAACATACAGATAGATTTAGAAATGGGGCTATTTTAGCGGGAGGGAAAGTTGTTAGTAAAGAAGAAATTACAGGATCAAATGATATTTACTATTGGAACTCAAGTAAAACAGAGGTTGATTTTGCTGAGGATGTTAACTTCAATAGCTCAAGTGCATTAGCGGCTTATGCTGGTTCGTTGTTTACAATCGTAGAGAATGAGGCTTCTGATCAATGTTACAGAGTAGAAAGTCTTACTTTTGGTGAAGATAGTTTAATAGAAATAGGAGCGAGTAATGTTGAGTTAGTTGGAGGCAACAAATTAGCTATACTGCAAGAATGGGACTTAGCTGACGATGGAAGCCATCGTTTTGTTTAAAACACAATGGCAACAGGAGCACAAAATTTTCCAGAATTAACGCCTTCATCAAGGAGTTTTATCCCTGGTGAAGTCCCACAATCTGAATTTACTTCTTTAGACGGAACCAAGACTTATCTGCGTTATGGAAATAAAAGAACAGAAGCAAAACTTTCTATGTCTTTTGCAAACTTAAGAGATCAAGAAGTCGCATGGATATTGGATCATTATCGTATTGTTACGCAAAACTGGAGTACTGCTGACGAAAAAACAAGGTGGGTTGTTTTTAATCGGGAGCAAGGATTAGGAGGAGTTAAAGATAGTAATTACACTGATGCTGAAGCACCAGATCAAACGGCTACGAGCTATAAACCTGATCTGCTTTCTCATATGATCACTGGTAGTACAGGTGATGACAGTCTTAAATGGAGATATGCCTCAGCACCAACTGTGACTAGCGTGTTTCCAGGAATAAGTAATGTCAGTTGTTCTTTTGTTGCCTGCTTAGATGCTCCATAACCATTATTCGTATAGAATAAAATCAATATTTTCTAATTAGAGTTGTGGCAAATTTTTATAGCGGAAAAGATGGAGTCTTGAAAATCGGAGATAAAGAAGTAGCACGTTTACAAAACTGGAGTTTTTCAATGTCGATGGCTGTTATTGAATCGACTTCAATGGGAGATACAGACAGAGTTTTACATAATGGACTAAGAAGTTATTCTGGATCTGCAAGAGCGTTTTATTACAACGACACTGCTGGTGGAACAGCAAAAGATGGTACGAAGTCTGGACTTAGTGAAATTTTGACAGCAGCAATAAAAACTGGAAATGATGCATTTTCTTCTACTGCCCCTGGGGACGGAGAAACTACTGAGTCAGATAAAGTTAAACTTCAATGTGTTTTAGTAGATGGTTCTACTTCTAGAGTGATTGAATTTGGAGTATGGATTACTTCTGTTGGCATGAGCAGCTCGGTTGGAGAAGTTTCTTCTGTTGATTTTTCTTGGGAAGCTGACGGTGCTCCTACTAATGCAAGTGCTGTTTTAATAAGTTAGTTGTGGCGATTTATTTTGGTCAAAATGGTGATGTTGAACTTAAAAGAGGAAACCTAAACTCTCTTTTGCAATCGACATTAGACCCTTCTGATGTCAATACATCGAAGAAAAGATTTTCAATTGATGGTGCAAGACGATCCATCATTACAGGAGACAAAATTGAAATAGCAACGGTTGACGGAAGTACTTTAGAACTTGTTAGTGGTCATTCTCATCCAGATGTAACTGCTTATGCTTATGTTGATCAGATGGGAGGGATACGTTTATACGATACTTTCGGAGCGTCTATTACTGGTGAAGTCGCTTCTGCTAAGGCATTAGTTACTCCAAGTGCTTCTAAAGCAATAACAGTTCAGACAACTAATTCTAAGTTTAGACATTTAGCAACAGTTAAAAGTTTTGAAATTAGTACTAGTAGAGATCAAATAGATTTAACTTCATTAGGTAGTCAGTTTAAGCAGCAATACGAAGCAGGATTGGTAAGTGGTCAAGGATCACTTGATTGTTTATGGGAACATTCCACTACTTTAGCTGACAACACAAATAGAACCGATCCAGAATTTTGTTTTTATTTGGCACAATTAGCTGTTCGTTTAGAGCAAGGAGCAGATTTTGCAGGACGTTTTTATCTTTATAAAGATCCAAATGTTAATGCAAATACTGTTTGGTACGAAGCAAGTTGTGTCGTAACTAATGTTGCGATAAATGTAGAAGCTTCCGCTGAAATCAATACACGTATTGACTTTATTACTAATGGAGCAATCACGTTAGCGACAGGAGCAGCACCTTCAGCATTGCTACAAGAAGATCAATATAAGATTCTTCAAGAAAGTGGGAGTCCTATATTGCTCGAACAGGATTAAGATGTGTTTATTGGTTTTATAAAGAGTCATGCCAGATCTTGAAATTAGCAATCTGAACGCGCTTGCAGAAGCGGCAGTTGCAAGTGGAGATGAATTAGCAATAGTAGATGATTCTATCTCAGAAACAAAAAAAGTAACTGTTAAAGATTTAGTTGCTGCGGGTGTTGCCTTAATTGATGACGCTGATATACCTGCTGCAAAAGTTGCTGGTCCGTTTGCTGCTAACACGGTTGCAACAGCCACGATTCAGAATGATGCTGTTAATGCAGATAAACTTGCGACTGATTCAGTAACGGCTGATGCTATTGCTGCCAATGCTGTAGGTGCTAGTGAGTTAGCAGACAATGCAGTTGATAGTGATGCTATAGCAGCAAATGCAGTTATAACAGCGAAAATAACTGATCTAAATGTAACAGCAGATAAACTTGCTAGTAATTCAGTAACGACTGTAAAAATTCTTGATGCAAATGTAACCTACGCAAAACTAAATTTAAGTAACGGAGATATACCTGGAGCTAAAATTGCATCAGGTGGAATTACATCAACTCAACTAGCAACTAATTCCGTTACTGCTACTGAGTTAGCAGATAATGCAGTTGATACAAATGCGATTGCTAATTTAGCAGTTACTGGAGGAAAAATAGCTGCTACAACAGTCACTGGTTCTAATCTTGTTAACAATACAATTACAGCAACACAGATTGCAGATAATACAATTACTGCGACTCAAATAGCAGCAAATGCTGTTGGTGCGTCAGAACTAGCAGATGATGCTGTCGATACAGATGCAATAGCTGATGGTGCTGTTACAGGTGCAAAGTTAGGTTCTGCCTCTATTGCGTATGCAAAATTATCTATAGCTGATGGAGATATTCCAGGAGCAAAGTTAACAAGTGCAAGTGTTACTGCAACCCAAATAGCTAACGCAACAATAACTGGAGCGAAATTAGTTAATGACACTATTACTGCAACACAGATAGCCGCCAATGCGATAACTGCTTCTGAATTAGCGGATAATGCTGTAGATACTGATGCTATTGCTGCAAACGCCGTAACAACTGCAAAGATTACAGATGCCAATGTTACTTATGCAAAGTTAAGTCTTAGCAATGGAGATATACCTGGATCAAAACTTACAAGTGCAAGTGTTACAGCAACTCAATTAGCAACAAACTCTGTTACTGCTACAGAACTTGCTGACAATGCTGTTGATACTGCTGCTGTTGCCAATGCTGCGATAACTGGAGCCAAGATTGCAAGCACAACTATTGCTGCTGGAAATATTGTTAATAACACGATTACAGCAACACAGATAGCTAATGGGGCAATTGACACGGCACAGATAGCAGATGGAGCTGTAACGGCTGCAAAGTTAGATGGAACGCTTGGAGGAGGCTCAATTGCAGACGGTGCAGTTACAACAGCAAAACTTGCTAATGATGCAGTTGACAGTACAAAACTTGCTGCAAATGCTGTTGATGCAGCAGCTTTAGCTGATAACGCTGTTGATTCTGGAGCGATAGCTACTGGTGCTGTTATTGAAGCAAAGCTTGCAGCAAATGCTGTTGTTAATGCCAAGATTGCTGATGGAACAATTACGGCTGCAAAATTAAATACATCAAATATTGATAGGTCATTAAATGTAGCAAGTGGAAATTTAGGAATCAATAACGCTGTTAGCGGGGGAGCATCTACACGATCTGGAATAACTTATAACGCAGAAGGATTGATAACTTCAACCGTTGCTCTTGCGGCTAGTGATCTTCCTAAAGCTACAACTTCAGCAGTAGGTGGCGTTTCAATTGGAGATGGCTTAAGTGTTAATGGATCTGGTGTTTTATCAGTCTCAAACAGCGTAACTGCTAACACTTCTGGAGCAACAAAGGTTACTTATAACGCTCAAGGAGCAATTACAGGTAGTGCATCTCTTGTTGCTGGAGATTTACCTGTAGCTACGACATCAGCAAAAGGTGCAGTACAAATTACATCTGGAGGTGGATTGACTGTTGATGGGTCGGGGAATCTAATTACCTCTACAAGTGGAGTTACTA